TACTCAGGTGATCTATTCAATATACCACAATACAGTAGTAGCTTTAGACCTAGCTCACCACATAGATGGTGCATGTCATCAGTCATGTCAAATGTGTAAGTAGCGGAACCATCCCCATGTACTCTTTCTTCTACAAACTTGATTAGTAGCTCATCACTCATAGTCTTTTACTCCGTGTTTGTCGATGTCGTGTAGCATAAGCATAAGTGCCTTTTTAACGTCTTCAATGCTATCACCAGTTACATTTACGGGGTTTTCTGTCCAGCCACCACCATCTTCCATTTCATAGTATTCATGGATAGCGTAGTAGACGTAAGTCTCACCAGCCGTGTGCTTCATCAATTGATAGTGCCAGTGACTCATGTCATCCCCCGTAGTATTCAATTACACGATTAAGAGCTTGAATGTCTTGAACTAGACACACCCAGTCTTCTTCTTCATGTGGTTTTAGGTCACGAAAAATGATAATAGCATCAAGCCTATCTCGTGCTTCGACACAAGTATCACGAGAGCTAATAAGAGTAGCAAGAACTAACTCGTTCATAATCTCTACTGCTGCATTAGTCTGTAGTACGTTTGCAAGTACATCCGTTACTTTCATAGCAATCCATCCTCTTCATCAAGTTTAGCAAGAACCAGTAGGAACTTCTCTTGCAGTAGTTGTTGTTGAATATGTCTAGTAAACTCATACCAACTTACATGACCAGCCTGTTTGTCTCCAACTAATAACCAGATACCAAGTTCATCTGTTTCTAGTTTGATTTCTTCTAGGGTCAGCCTACTCTGTGCCCTGTAGGCTTCAAGTTCAGCCTCAAACTCGTCCATCTCGTCCATTGAGGACCTCCCTTACTTTGATGAAGATAGGTGCAGGCTTGCATTGTGGGTCAGCATACACACCTAGTTCCTCGGCCCATTGATCCACTTCCTTTAGAATCTCTTCCAACTCTTCGATCCGGTCAGCCATTTCTTCAAATGTCCAGATGTCTAAGGTGACTGTAACATCATTTACCATCACGCTTTCCTCCATATCGTGTCATAAGCCAGTCATTGAAGTCTACCTTTGTCATATAGTCTTCCAGCACTCGTTCAATAGCCCAGAGCAGGTCTTCATCAGGGTCAATGTATTCATTAACCGTGTTGTCAATCTTGTCTGGTTTAGCACACAGCTCGTAATACCTCATCAGGGATACGACAACAATCTCTTCCTCGTAGTCTTCCTGTAGGTTCTTCAGCATGTTAGAGAAGCGAGAGGTGATGATACCTGCTGCGTCTCGTGTTTGTTTGTAGTCACTCATAATCGTCCTCCAGCTCTTTAAGTTCTTTCAACAGAAGTTAGCTCTTCAAAAATTTCAGTCTTACTATTTCTCACCATTTCCGTAGCCTCCACCAAACCCAGCATTCAAGACAATGACCCTTACCTAGAACCATATCAACAGCTTTAGACATATTAGGCTTACCACGTCGATAAAGATCATATTGTCGTGCTGAGAGGGTTTGACCAAGTGGACCACCTAAAATAACATTGAATAGCATTGATAAGGCAATAGTAACTCTATATACATAATCACTCATTTCTTCCACCTTTCAGCGAAGTTGATTGATAGTAAGCCCCTTCAGGTAGGCTCATAGCAGCCACGATGTCTTTCATTTGTTGTACAGACATGATAATCATCTGAGAGCCATCAAACTCGTCAAACTGACGAACAAACACTTGGTCATCATACAAGATGACTTCTACATCATCATTTACACCTGAGTTATCGAGTGTAGTGATTGTTATTCCGTGACCACGGTCGGTATCGAGTTCAATCGTGAACATCTTATTCCCCTTTCAGATAAGCTACTATGAAGTCGTTAGCTTCTTCCTTATGGTCAAACTTAAGGAAAGTATCCTTCTCGCGAAGCCATACCACCCAGAAAACACCTTCTTGATACATTTCAATATTCATTGTACATCACACCTCGATATCATAATCTTCGATTGCTTGGTCGTAGTTCTTCACTTATTTACCCACCTCTTCAAGTATTTTCATGGTTGAGCCAAGATACCAGATACCGCCCTGTGTTGCAGGACGATTCACAGTCTGCATATGAGTGAACTCTACTTTACACCATACACGATTAGTACCCTCTTTTTTCAGGTGAGGGGCATCCATCTTTGAACATACATGCCAACCCGGACGATGTGCAAAGCCTTTAGTAGGTTTGTCTTCATAGGGATATTCGACACCAGCCTGAAGGCGTTGTGTCTTGTTGATGAACAAGGGTGCATAACCATCTTTCATCTTGCGGAACAGTTTGTAGCCAATCATTCTAGTGTCCTCCATATTAAACTTCGATGTCATAATCTTCGATTGCTTGGTCGTAGCCCGCATCAAGGCCACGGTCATAACCCTCAATTTCACCTTCATAAAACCCAGATTCATAACCGGCCTCGAAAGCCTCCTCGCGAGCTTGTTCCATCTCGGAAGTATGTTCCTGAGAAGCACACTCAAGAATTCGATGCTCAAGGTCATCAAGGTGTAACTTCAGGTCAGGGTTAATGTGGATGCCCTCGAACTTGGTATTAAGAAAGAAACTGTCAAATTCGTTAAGGATGTAGGTTTCAAGAGAAACAGTAACAGTCATTTTAGGATTTCCTCTTTGTTTGCATGATACCAGTCTTGAACCCAACCCAGATAGTTCTGGATTGAGTCATCGTTTATATACCCACTACGGATAAACTCTATAAAGACCTTCGTGTGGAAGTCATCAAGAGCAGGTATAGTATTTTCCGTCAAGGTAAGTCCAACCCTCACATTTAATCATTGCTTCTATATGAGAGACTTCCTCCCAATCCCCAAGGTATTCCTCATCATCGTTAGCATACAGCAGAGTACCCTGCATAGCGATAGTGCGGGGATTCCGTGGATTTAGAACAAGGAATGACTCTTGGTTGTCAACCCAGTCAACATGCCGGACATGTTCCATGAAGTCATTGTAGTCCATCATTACACAAGGTTCAATGACACCTTTGTAGTAACCCTTACCTAGCTGTGGAGTGTAATTAAGGTAGCCCATTGCTAAAAGTGTGTCTAGATACCGATAGAATTGTGCTGCAGTGTGAATTTGGTATGGGTTGTCAAAAGAGAAGATAACGTGATTGTTGATGAGTTTAGTCATTAGTGTACCTCGTAATAGTCATTTCCGATTTTGCAGTCACCGCATGTCATGATCTCCACACCTAGCTTCTTAGGTGCCTCTTCAAAACAGCGGCGGATGATAGCCTGAGCTTCTTCAGCTTGGTCTTCACGAACTTCATAAGTGACTTCGTCGTGATAGAACAGCAGGATAGAGGCATCCAGACCAGCCTTCTCAAGTTCTTCTTCAATCATTACTACAGTATACTTCATAACCACAGCCTCTGCACCTTGGATAAGATAGTTCAAGGCTTTATGCGCAGACTCTGCATGAATTGGCCTATCGTCTAGACCGGGGATGTACCCCTGAACTTCCACGATATTCTGAACACTCTCAATTAACTTCTTTAAGAAGGGTAGAGAGTTTAGGTAGTCGTTCTTCTTTCTATTACCCTCACGTTCACTAACACCAAGGATACTGCCAAGCTTCTTACCACCTGCCCCGTAAAGGAAAGCAAAGATGAAAGGCTTAGCTGTGTTGCGAGAACAACCAAGAATATCTGCATTCTTCTGGTGGATATCACCTTCTAGGATAGTATGTGTGAATTCGTCGTCTTTCAAGTAATGAGCTAGCAGACGTAGCTGACAGGCCGCAGAGTCAGCAGATACAAGCTTATAGCCCGGTCTTGTGATGAATAGCTCACGGAACTCTTTCCCCAATACAGCCTTTCCTGAAGGGAGGTTGGCGATAATCTTGTGTGTCTGTCGGAAGGTTGGAGTTCCAATATTAAAAACATCACCGTGAAGACGACCATTAGCATCAACATGTGGAAACCACCCTTCTAAGATTGATTTGCGAGAACGTAGAGTATAGTACTCTGAAAGAGCGGAACCTACTTCTCCGAGTGGTTCCAGTGAACTATCCGTGAGTTTTGGGGAGACCTTGACGAACTCTCCATTGACCTTTTTCCAGTTCCACTCGTCCGGCTTCCACCCCAGAGTATAAAGAAGCTTCTTAACAGTATCAGTATTGCCGATATCCCCAGTAATAATTTCAATACGGGAGAATTCTCCCCAGATAGGGCAAGTATCAACAGAGCACTCATCACTAAGCTGAAACCAATTACGCATCCAGCTAACAGGCTTTCCAATTTTTGTAAACTTCGGCTTTTTCGACTCATTATCCACTGCCTTAATTCTTGCAGGAAGTTGAGGGTTGATTAATTCTTCAATTTCCTTGGTTCTTTTCTCGATATCACTTAGAAGTTTCTTAGCACCCTCTACATCAAACTGCCAGCCATTCTGGCATTGTTTGACCATTATAGCATCCATAGACATCTCATTACGGAGTGCAGATAGAATCGACTTGGAGCCACTCCTCTTAATGTAGTTCTTGAGTTCAGCTACGAGATAGTTATATACCTTAACACCAAGTCGAATGTCTTGTTTCATGTACTCAAACATATCTTCGTTGAACTCTTCCCAGCCACCGTCATAGTCGCCCTTGTAGTCCTTAAAGAAATTCCCCCACTGCTTAAGAGAATGACCAAAACCAAAGCGACGGTAATTTAGTACTTGAGACATAACCTTGGTGCATTGTTGAGTGCCCTTGTGCTCCCACCCGTACACCTTCTTTAGAGCTGGTAGGTCATACCCCATAGCGTTATGGAATACAATGATCTGGGCTTCGTCCAACTTAGCTAGAAACTTATCAATTTCGTGTGGTCGGAAGAAGAATTCTTCCCCTGTATCAACGTCTATACATCCAGCGCAGTGTACCTTCGTAATGTTATCAAGGAGATTGTCTGCCTCAATATCTGCTACTAGCACTCTATGTGCCATCTATTCACCTCTCGTCATACATATCTGAGAGAATGATTTCAGCTTCAGCCTCTTTATAAAGATCATAAGACATGCTCGCCTCATGCACAGCCTGTCGGATAGTTACTAGAGGGTGGTGTGACCTGTAAGCCTCTGCCATCTTCTTGATGTGTCTAAAGTAAATGTTCATAGTATCTCCTGTAGTAGTCATCCAAAATCTACTTCACAAAACTCAACTTCATCCACTAGCTCAAGAATTGCTGCAACTAGAGGTCCGGGCAGGGTATCAGGATTTACGTCAACCCCTAGGATTTCTAGACTATCGATGCGGAAATCTTCATATTCCAGCCAGACAGGTGACCCCCTTACACCGTAGTCATTTTCATAAGCAGTTGCTGTAAAATGCACTGTAATCTCATTTCCAGAGTAGTATCCATATACCTCAGACATCAAAGTTCTCCATCTACGAAATCTGGCCACTCATCTCCGTGATATAGCCCGTACAAATCATTAGCTACACAGAAACGATTGAGAGCATCTCGTGTGTTTGCTAGATCCTCATAAATAACATCCAGCATTGAACTTTCAATGTTCATTGTTGTTTTCAGATGCTTAAGTGCGATATCCATGCTGTTTACAGCGGAAAGTAGGAAGTGTCCAGACTTTTTGATTTCAAGTTTGTTATATTCATCCCATTCGTTAATCTCGTCAATGTTAAGCATTAGAGTTTCCCCTTATTTTTAATATCTTCTTTAAGACGGTTAAGATACCAGATAGCCTTATCTAGCTCTTGGACTGGGTCATCCTTCTTACCGAGCCTCATGATATACTTGTAGGCTTGACCAAGAGCATGAGCTTGGCTACCCTCCCAGCCGATAAGGACATGATCCATAATATCGAAATACTCATATCCCGGTAGGATTTCCTTGTAATGTTTAGGGTTCACAGCATCTTGAGTAGTCTTTTGATGTTGAGCTGCCCAATAGGCTTCTTCATCAAACGGCTTAAGAGGGCCGTTGTTCTCACCGTATTCTCCGTATTCAGATTTCACGTCATTTAACTCCTTAAATAGAGCGATTCTATTACACGCCTCCGCTGGTAAAAACCAGTTCAGTCTAGAGGCTTCCTCGACGCCGATTGCCGATGCTATTTCGTCGCTAATTGGCAGTTCATTATAAAGGATGTAAGATACGGGACCCTTGGGAGGCATTTTCCCATCGGAGATGTTCCATTCTGACCACCCACAATCCACAAGTGATTTAATGTTCTCCTCAATCATTAACCGACTCACAACCCGATTATTCTTCATCATAGCGCCTCCGCACAAAGTCAATATAATCTTCGTAGCTTTCGAAACCATACATTCTAGCTGATAGGTTATTTGCAGCAGACCTAGAATAACCAGCGTCGTATTCGAGAATAGCTGCGCGTTCTTCAACGAGGTCCTTTATCAACTCTACGTCTTTTAGTTCTTCATAATTAAGTTTCGTCATTACCACCACTCCGGTTGTTTGGTTTTCCAAGTAGCAATCTCTGCCTTTGAACCCTTATAGTAGGCACGGTAAGCGTCTACAGGGTCTTCACTCCGATATTCTTCTGGCATTGCTTGAGCTGGCCAAGTCATACCATTATCCGGCATGTTCCTTGGGGCTTCAAGAAGCAGATCTTTTAGCTTAGTTTCTGTTAGGTGTGTCTTCCCATAACGAACACGATACTCATCACAAAGGTCTAGGAAGAGGGAGTACACATAGTCATAGTTAGCTTTGTCTTCACGAATCCATATACCACAGGGGTGGTTCATATGTGTAGACTTATACAGAGTCTCATTCTCTGAGCCGTCTAGTACACGGTGTGCCGTGGACATTAGCTGGGCATACTCTAGAATCATCTTGACCACATGCTTGTCTATGTGGCTCTCTGCGCACTTCTTAGTGTCATAGTCGAGAAAGAATATGTTCATTTCTGGTACCGTATTTTCCCATCTACATACTCCATGATCATGACCTCCTTTACAAGTCGAACAGGTGTTCCTGTCTCAAAGAAATAGTCAAACGACTTGATTGCAACCTTCTCATTAAACGAGTAATCGGCAGTCTCCCAATACCCATGCTCATCGATAGTTTGAACTTTGTATAGATCCATATCAGTAGTTCCTTGATCCTGTTTGCACTAGGTAGTAGTTGTCTTCGCTTACCTTGGTGATATTGCTGACACTAAGCAGTGGGCAACCACAGCAGTCGTAATCATGGTGGCAACCCCAATACGTAAATTCGCTTTTAAGTGCAGCAATTACCTCGTCAACACTACTATCAGAGCTTACTTTGATAAGATACTCGTTGGCCCAGTATTCGTAGCCATCTTTGTCTGTATCCACTCTTTCTTTCCATAAAATCTCAAACTCACCTACAGTGACCCACTCATCAAGATCTGAGCAAGAGTCCACATACTTGTAAGTTTTTCGCAGGTTCAATGAAGGCATAATTTACAACCCTCCTTTAGCAATGTTCCAGTTATAGCGGTCTTTACCACCTGTATTCTGTTCAGGTCGTAGCGCCCTCTCTAGTTCATAAGCCTTCTCTTTTGTTAGGCCCGTTGCGAGAACTCTGATATCCCATCCGAACTGTTTCATCATCTTATGTACATGTCTCACTTTACGGATGTGATTAGGGTCCATCGCTTCAATGAGTTCATATTCGTAACGCTTACGAACACCTTCTAGGCTTAGTCGGGATACGCCAATATAACCTTGGTGGATACCTCTGTGCTTTGTTGGGCAGAAGATGTGGTAAAGAATGTATTGACCTTTATCGCGCCCCTTCCGTACTCCTTGGTTTTCACGGTAGACTTTAGTCATACTTATGGTCATAGTTGGATTGGACATGTCAATCCCCAAAGTAGTGAAGGATATATTCTGCTAGTTCCTTTGTGTTCTTTAGCTCCTTAACTGCAGAAGCGTAGGGACCTTCTGGGCCACAGATTACTGCTTCTGTTTTAGTTGTATAACCATAGTCTGCACCTGAAGATTCCCGAGACTGGGTCAGAATCAGGTCATGAACGTCATCGATGCGAATCTTTACAATGTTCATTAGTAGTACTCCGCTACTGCTTCAATGGCGTCATCTAAGTCAAAGTGCTTTTCAGTCGCAATCGATTCGTAGAATGGGTGGATATGGTCGCCTTCATCACACCACAGGATGATAATCTTGTTCTTCATGTGTGCAAACATGAGTTCCATAGCCGTCCCCGTACCACGGCCAGAAGACCGACGCACATCCGCAAGAACTACTCTAGAGTTGGCGATATCTTGCATATCGGTCTTGAAAATACGTTTGCAAGTATTCATTGTCTTAGTGATATCTTGTAGATGTGGCTGAAGTTGGTCATGAAAGCTTACTCGACGAGTTGGGTCAAGCGTATCAATCCCCATAAAGCCTAGCCGAGAAGTGGCGTGCTCTCTCCACGACTTCATGTGCTCTTCAGTGCAGTCTTCCATAGGTCCGGCACAATATGTGAAGTTTTTCATATTAAGTACTTCCTTTCGGGTTTTATATCACCACCACCAAGGTCAATAAAAATGGGAACCCCCCGAAGGGATTCCCGTTGTTGTTTTAGTTATCAGAAGTCAATGTTATCATCTTGGTCGAAGCTGACATCATCTTCATCAATGATCTGGTTATCCGCTAGCTTGACAACCTCTGTATCCGTCATCTCGAACTCATCCTCACGAGGTTTAGGGGTATACTCGAAGAGTTTAGTCACTTGAACAGCCATCAGCATAGATGCTGTTTTCTTCTGACCACCAACCTCGTATTCGTACTGGAATACACGCACGTTAGCAACGGATCCATTCCCGATTGTATTTGGGTCTAGAGGATTCAGCTGACCGTCTACGATCGTTACCGGTTGCTGTGGTTCACCATCACGCTTCTTGGACTTTTTCTTTAGATTCACTTTATAGAAAAGACCATTATCATCTTCATCAGCCTTTACGTTTAGTTTTAGTTCTTTCCATGACTGAGCTACTTTCTTATCGCGTGAACGAATTTGGATCTCCCAAGAGGGGTTCTCAGAGTTAAATTTACTGTTAGGACGCTTCGGGTCAAGCTTAGCAAAGAAGATTTCTACATTTTTTAGAATAGCCATAATATTGTTCCTTTTGGTATGTTCTCTATAGTGTATAAGACCTAGGTGATCCCTTTGGTCATTAGTACGTCGTATTATTCTCTATTTATTTCTTATGATTACGGTTCTTTCGAACTTCATAGATCAAGTAGAAGTCATCTACATAAAGCTCGCCATATTCAGGGAAGTCGTCTCCGTCAAAGTGACACAGCCCTGTAATGCCGTCTTCGTAAATATTTTCAATCTTGAAAGAGGAGTTTGGAAGTTCGTCAAAGGACGAAAGCCTCAAGGTGTCACCTACCTCAAGCAAAAGCGTAATCGGAATCGAGGATCTCGTGCACATTCAGTTTTCCTTTTTCTGGGATCAGGTGTATCGCATCCATCTGGGATAAAATGTATTCCAGAGGATCCATTTCATAAAGTTCTATGAATTTAAGCCTTACATCATGGAAAGCCTTGTCCATGTTACCTGCATGACAGCCAAAGGAGTCATGCACCACTGTAACAGGGTATGGAGCATCATTTACAAACATACTCAGATGGACTGCATCTACACTATGTACTATATTAGGAGCTGCACCAGTCTTTTGTTTAGACTTTTTCAAGGTTGCTTCTTTCCAGACTTCAATCCTTAGTTCTAGTCGTTGCCCTTGGTAGTTTAGTCGCACCACTTTAGTCTCGGGTTCCCTGTAAGAGTGTACGAAGGGGAAACCTGTGACAATCTGGTCAAAGGTGATAGGTGTATCTTTTTCGTTTTCTTGCTCCGCTAGTTTTACGAACATCTTGAGTAGGGCAGCAGGTCCCTTTAACTCTTCATAGCAAGTGTCGTAGATACGTCGTCCAAGATAAGCAGACCAAGACTTGTCTTTATGCCGGAGGTACTCAGAAAGCCCCTCGGTGTCAGTATCAACCATATCCACCATGCCAAACTGAGTACCACCATAGCCAAGAGTCATAGTTGGGCGTTTAACAGTTTTCCTCCAAATCTTTTTATCAGTGACTTTAGACCAAAAGACAGGACCTAGCTTACTCTTATTATCGTGACATGAGTTGCCAAACTCGCTGAGTCGTTTTTTAGCTGAAGTATACAACTCGGTCCCCGGTACATACTTGGCGACATCTTTACGAAGCTCAACTAATGTAGGGTGGATCTCGTCAAACATGTTAACAAGCTTAGGGTCCAGCTCTGCTAGATCTCTCTGAACGTTTTCCATAGTATGTTCTGCGATGAACATATAAACGTCGCCGGGAAGTTCCTGTGGCACTAGATTCACGAGAGGTGCAATCCCTTCATCTTTAGACATTGCAACCAAGTGTTGTACACCATTATTCGAACCGTCAATGTATACCGGTAGACATGATGGAAAATCCTCAATTGCATAACCATCACCATTCCAGTTGGACAACATAGACCACTCATAACAGCAAGCTAGGAAGCAGAATGGTTTCTCCGCATCCATCCAGCCAATGTACTTCATAGGGTCAGATGCATAGAGGAGAATATCATCCATATTATCGTCTACCCACTGTACTCTATCGTCTAGAGAAACCTTATCGTTACCCCATACGTTTGCAGTATGTACAGCTAGCCAGTAACTACCTTCTTTTCCGAGCTTTACAGGTTCATCTAAAAGAAGAAGACCCTTTGCGTTATCAGACGATTGCTCATGTAGAAAGGCAGTGTTGGGGTAAATCCTACCACGGAAGTCAAGGTTATATAGGTGGTAGAAGGGGTTATCGATATTTTTGATAGAAAGTTTATAGATAGCGCTAACTTCTACAAGTAAGGATGCCCTTTTCTCAGGATCAATCTCTTTGCTGAACTTGAAAGGACTTACTGGAGAATTTAAACAAGCTTCGAAAGCATCAAAAACAGGTTTATTGATGCGCCACCCAGTACGTTGTAGCTTATTAAGAACACTTTTTAAGTAAGACATGTCATTTGTTTTCGCCCTTGTTATGGCATTAACATGAGCATTCTTAATAAATGGGATTTTCAGCTGTTCATGGTAGAAGCTGTTACCCCAGTCAGCGAGAGGTTGTTTAGAGGGAAATAGACTTACGTTGTCTTCCTCAACCATATCCATGATTGAGTTTAATGCCTCAAGGTTTTTTACACCTACCATGTACACTGGAAACTTAGAACGTTTGCCCTTTTTCTTTTGGTGCTTACAGAAGAACCTTAATATCTTAGACTCAAAGTAGGCAACTAGAATAAAGAAACCAACGTGCACAATAGACTGCTCGTCTAGTCGTAGTTGTAACCTTCGATCTATGCACTTACCGACACTGTTAGTCATTTGTGTTAAGGTTGCAGCTCTCTCGATACTTGAAATTACATGCCCGTAGGATGCTACTAGCAATTCGCGAGGGTCTTTATCATGTAAAACCCATGCTTTGTTCCTTTTATCTGGTTCCCCGTTTATTCCAATTAGAAACTTCTGTCTTTCATAGATGTTTCTCGTCATTTCTTCTAGGTAATTCAATTATCACTCCTCTTGCGGACAGTATACGTATGTATTCCTTTGTGAGGTTTGAGTGATGACAAACTTAGCCCTTTAGCGTTGCGATTAGCAGCGCCAAGAGGTATATTGTCATCATGTTAACTCCTTTAAAAAAAAAATAGGAAGGATAAGTAACCCCGCCCCGAAGGGCGGGGGCGACAATCTAATATGTTCTTAACCGTCCATGTGTGGATTGTTGTTGTCCAGTGTTTTGATCCAATTGCGGATAGTGTTTTCACAACAGCCGTAGCGGTAAGCTGTTTCCTTGATCGTGAATGTTTTGTTCACAACCAAAGAGGCTGCAACTACGCGATCACGGTTGTCAATATGCCGGTAAGGAGAACCTTCTTTGAGGGTGTAGCTGGAGGGAAAGTAATCGTCAGCGAGTTTGTGGTTACGCATTTTGTTTTGTCCTTATGTAAGATCAGTTGTCTTGCTCAGTATTGATCATATCTTCAAGGCTGTCGAAAATCTCATTGATTTCTACAGCAAGAAGATCCTCACCGGGGTCCAGATAGGTGTGGCCCCATTTGGCATCAATTTGTTCAACCAATGAGGCGAAGGTTAGGTCTTTCTTTGCCATTCTCTTATTTCCTTTCTATGTCATTCGACAATATTACTGGGTTGGTACCAAAAGCAATCTTTACTAAAGTCAGACACAGCTATATTGGTTCTAGTGTCATTCTTAGTAGATAATTTCTAGACCACTATTACAGTATTCCCCATCTACACAGAAAAAGGGATCTACAAAATCAGTAGTCTCATAGTGTTTCCAAGACATCATAAACTCCACGAAAACATCGTAGTCGTACATCGTATATTCCTCTTTTCGTTAGCATATGGGTGAAGTTCTTATCTACTCTTTTCTTTTCCTCCCCGACTAGCTAGCAGAGGGAGGAAGTCAACAATCATAAACCCCAGCATGAACATAGGGTCTGTAGACCCCTCTTTAGTATAGAAATAGTAGACGGCAGCTAGCCCGAATATCGGGTGTGGTGTCCCTAGTTTTTTTCCCAGTACAGCTGCTGTCAAAACTATTATAAGCACCCTTATTGTAAACCCGAGAGTAAAAGACCAGATCATAGCATAATCCTTTATTCATTTTTAACCCCATTAAGGTCAGCCCCAGTGAGGTTAGTCCAACGGAGGTCAGCCCCAGAGAGGTCAGCCCTAGTGAGG